CCACGGGTGCGGCCTCTGGCGATTACTCCACGGGTGCGGCCTCTGGCAATTACTCCACGGCAGAAGTAAGCGGAAAAGATAGCATTGCCGTTGCTAACGGTTACAAAAGCAAGGCTCGTGGGGCAATCGGCTGTTACATCGTTCTGACTGAGTATGATGATAACGGCAATATGCTGCTGGCCAAAATGGCAAAGGTTGACGGGGCTGTTATCAAAGAAAACACCTGGTACACGCTCAAAAACGGGGAATTTGTGGAGTGGAAGCCATGAAGAAGCATTACAACAAGCGTTGGCTTGAACAGCGCTGGGATGCAAGGCAGCCGGAACGGTTGGAGCACATTCGGCTGAAACGGCAGCTGAGAGGAAAAAAGGAGGGGTGCGACAGTGAAGCCGAGCATGGGAATCGCAGAGTGCTGCCAGATCATGCGGGACAATAACATTTCGGTGAGCGAGCCGATCTTTACCGGTATGATTCAGGCCGGCAGCTTCCCGGCATGGGCGGTGCCATCCATTGACGCCAAGAGTGCCGCCCCACTGATCTCCCGTGCCGGATTTATGGCGTGGGTGAAGGATTTTTACAAGCTCGAAAAGGTTTATACAAAGGAGGATCCGAAAGAATGAAACTCAAATCTACTACTTACTACTGGTTGGCTGTCGTTTTTGGCGGCGTTGGAATGGGCACAGCTATGGGCGCAGAGGGTACCGCGCAGACCACCGGATACATCTCCGGCACACTGTTTGCGGTGTCGCTGGTGCTGATTCTGGCCGCTGTTCTGCTGGCTCGTCTGGGCTTTGCCGCAGAGGACAGGGAGAGAGCCGCAAAGCGGCGCAAGTACGGCAAGATCAACCGCACCCACGCCCGCAACTCGGAATATCCGGAGAATCAGGAGCGTGGGGCATGATGACGGTCAAAGAGTACGTTGAGGGCAAAGTCAAATCCTACACGCGGCTTGCCGAACGCTGCAGGCGAGAAGCCGAAGCCTCAGATGACATTATTGCCCGAGCGGAATACTCCGCACGGGCAAACGTCTGGGAGATGTGCGCCGAAGAAATGGACAACGTGCTGGAGATGCTGCAAGAGGAGTCCGGGGAGATCACATATGCCTGACAATGTCCACCATGTCATGTGGAACACCGTGTACGATGCAAAAAAAGAGCCTGCCCGTGCGCCAACACGGACAAGCCAAAAGGATGATGAGTTGCAAGGCCCATCTCCACAAAAATAACATAAAACAGGAGGTTTTACAAGTGGCACTTATGCAGATCTATGACGGGCTTGAAAACCCGCCGAAACTTTTAGAGAGGCGCTCTGCGCAGACAGTGGGAGAGCTGATCCGGCAGGCGGATGCACTGTCCGAAAAGGAACACGCGCAAGGTTATCCCCGCAATACCTACATCGTATATAACAACGATGGTGAGAGAGTTTATCAGAGGTGGTGAATATTTATGCAAGAAGAATTGACCGTCCGGGTGGAGCACCCGGAACTGCCCGCGATCCGGTGGAACGCGGCCGAGGTGCAGCAGAACCTGACCGAAATGCTGGCCGTCTATACCGGCCGCGTCTACACCCCGGACACCATCAAGGATGCCAAGGCTGACCGCGCCGCCGTGAACAAGCTGGACAAGCAGCTCAGCGATGCCGCCCGCAGCGCCAAGGCTTTTTACATGAAGCCGTTGGAAGAGTTCTTGCAGAGTGCCAAGCAGATGCAGGGTCAGTGCAAGGCTGTCTCCGGTGCCATTGACCAGCAGGTCAAGGCTGTGGAGGAAGCTGAGCGGCAGGACAAGCAGGATGCGCTGCGGGCTGTCTATGCCGACTGCATCGGAGAACTGCGGGAGCTTATCCCCTTTGATCGCCTGCTTGTGCCCCAGTGGCTGAACAAGACCTATGATCTGGCAAAGGCCAGCCGGGAGCTGCGCCGGGATGTTGAAACACGGCGGAAAGAGTTGAAAATCATTCAGGACACCTGCGGCGAAGATGCTGAAGCCTGCAAGCTGGGATATCTTCGTGCGCTGGATCTGAACGCCGCGCTTGCCGAACGCCTGCGCCTGCAGGACAACCGGGAAAAGCTGCGCCGCGCAGAGGCCGAGAGAATGGCCGCAGAGCGGGCGCAGGCCACCGCACCGGTCATTATCCCTCCGACCGAAGAAGAACGCCAGATCAAGGCAGAAGCGGTTCAAACGGCGCAGGCCAATGCAGCCATCACGCCGGATGGCAGGTTGGATTTCAGCATGCTTCAGAAATTCGCAGAGCCTGAACAGCAGGAGGCTCCGGTCCGCAAGAAATACAGCTTTTGGGTAGAGTTCACCTGGGAGGACATTGCATGGTTCAAGCAGGGAGCCGCAGAGCGCGGCTTCCGCTATGGTTCGATCAAATAATTTTGGAGGTAGTTACTTATGGCACTTACCCGTTCCGGCGCACCCGCGCCTACTTCGTCCGTTTCCAACGCACAGTCTCTGGCAAACCGTTCCGTCCAGAACGCCAACCGTGCAGGCAGCACCGCTATGCAGGCCGCATCCCCGTCCGTGCCGGTGGAGATCACCGGTGCTGACGGTCAGCACTTCACTGTGAGTTTTGGAGACGTGCGCAACTTCATCTGCCCCAAGGCCACTGATGCCGAATGCAAGATCTTTCTGGAGACATGCAAGCAGTATCACCTGAACCCCTTTACCAAAGAGGCTTACCTGATCCACTATGACAACAAGAACGATGACACCGCCAGCACCATCGTGCTGGGCAAGAACTGCTACATGCAGATGGCCGAGCGCAACCCAAACTTTGACGGCTTTGAAGCCGGCGTGATCGTCCTGACCGCAGATGGCCAGCTGCTGAACCGTGAAGGTTCCATCGTCTATGATGGAGACGGCGGCGAGACCCTTCTCGGTGGCTGGGCGAAGGTCTACCGCAAAGACCGCACCCGTGCCAGCTACGAGGAAGTCAAGCTCAGCGAATACGACACCGGAAAGTCTCTTTGGAATGGCAAAAAGGCTACCATGATCCGCAAGGTGGCGCTGGTGCACGCTTTGCGTGAGGCGTTCCCGTCCACCTTCGGCGCTCTGTACGATGAGAGCGAGGTGCGTGTGGATGCCGAAAGCACCGCCCGAGAGGTGCCGCCCGAAGAGCTGCCGGTGCTGGATCCTTACGCGGGTTCCCACCGTCACCGCAAGACGGCAGGCACCCCGATCCCTGCCCCGGATGCACCCTCTGCAGAGGAAAACGCCGATGACCCGTTTGGCGGTGATGATGCATGATCGTCCAGACCAAGAACGGCATCATGCTGCACGGCGAGATTGCCAAAGACCCGGTACTCCGGGACATCGGGCAGAAGCGGGTGCTGAAGTTCGACCTGAAGGCCAGCCGCACACAGGATGAATCCGGCAAATGGCAGAGCTTCTTTGTGGGCGTGAACCTCTGGCACGGCATCGACCAGTGGGACGGGATGCTGCAGAAAGGCGATCAGGTCACGGTTTTTGCCCAGAAGTTGAAAGAGCGGGAGTATAACGGCAAGACCTACTACGACGTGGACGCGGATGATGTTCAGCCCGGCGGGCTGGTGACATTCCGCTGGCTGCAGCAGATGATCGACCTGATGGCACAGCCCGGTCCTCCGCCGGAACCTGCAGAACCGGCAGCAAACCCGGCAGATCTGCAGGGTGCGCAGATGCACCCCGATGAAACGCTTGCGGATTACGCACCGCACAGCACTGCCGCGCCAGAACCGGCTCCATCTACCGAGTATGACCCCATCAACGAAGACGCAGAAGATCTCCCCTTCTGATTTTGCAAGCTGTGCTATCCGGCTATACGGGCGGGCAAAGGAGGTGAGCAAGTGGCAAAAGAAGAAAAAAAGTCGTTTGTAGCGTATCTGGATTGGTTCGACGCGCTGGAAGAGTACACGGATGCCGAAGTAGGACAGCTAATGCGGGCTTTGGCAAAGTACGTCCGAACAGGCGAAAAACCAACATTTTCCGACCGTGGAATGCGCGGAAATTTCCGATTCATGTGCAATGGCGTGGATTCGGCTGCAGAAAAGTACGAGAACGTCAAGCAAAAGCGCCGGGAAGCCGGAAAAGCCCGTGCTGCTCAAATGCAAGCAAAATCAGCAAATGCTAGCACATGCTACCAAGTGCAAGCAAGTGGTAACTATAATGATACTGTTACTGGAACTGGAACTGTTACTGGAACTGTTACTGTTACTGGAACTGGAACTGGAACTGGAACTGTTACTGGAACTGGAACTGTTATATCCCCTAACGGGGATATATATAATAGCGCCGCCCCCGCCGCCGTTGACGTAGAACTTTCAAAAATCGTCCAGCATTATCAGCAGGCTGTTGGGGACTTCCCGCGCTCTGCACTGGACAAGCTGCAGAAGTGGCGGCAGGAGTACAGCACAGAGATGATCCTGCTGGCGATTGACAAGGCCACAGAAGCCGGAAAGCGCTCGTGGAACTACATCAACGGCATATTGTCCGGATGGAAACGGGACGGCCTGCGCACACCGGGGGATGTGGAAGCCAACGAGCAAAGCCGGCAAGCCAGACCGAGAGGCAAGCAGCCAACCGAGACCGTAGACGACCAGCTTGCACGGGTGCTGGCGAAGATGGACAGAGAAAGAGGGTTTGAGACATGACACGGGAAGACGTGGCAAAGCTGATCCGCATGAATTTTGTGCTGTACAAGCTGGGGTCTAAGCCACTGACCGATGAGGAGATGCAGACCACCATCGATGTGTGGGCGTACCAGTTTGGCGACTATGACGGCGATACTGTCAAGCGGGCTTTTCTGGCGGCGAACCGGGTATGCGTTTATCCGGTCACGGTAGCCGACATCTTCAAGCAGCTTTCCCAGTGTCTTGACCCGTCCGCTGAATGGGAAGCTCTGGCTGTAGCGGCACGCAAGGCACAGACATTTTTGAGCTGGCGAAAGTTCCCGATGGTGATCGGCATTGACGAAAAGGGCGGGCTGCTGCGTAGTGACGGACAGAAAGAGCTGAAAGCCCTGTATGACCAACTCCCCCCGGCGGCAAAATCCTATGCCGGAAGCGTGGGAGGACTTGCAGAGCTGGCTGAAACGCCAGACCTTACATACCGCCGTGCCGAGTTTTTGAAGCAGGCGCAGGCAGATATCACCACCGCCCCGCGTGAAGCTGCAAGGCTGCGGGCGAGCGAGCCGACAAGAAAGGAGATTGAAAAATGAGCGATAAAAGATTGATTGACGCGAACGCTTTGCACAAGCGCATTGAAATGAACCTTCGTGCAAGCAATCCGTTCACTATTGAAGAATGCTGCTATAAGGATGCCCTGAACAGCGTGGACGAGGCTCCAACCATCGACCCGGAAACACTGCGGCCGACATGGCGCAACCCTGAAACGGACCCGCCGAAAGTCGAAGAAGATGTGCTGATTCTGTTTGAAACCGCCTGCGGTGGATATGGGATTACGACGGCTAACTACGAAGATGGCACAGTCTTGTCCCAAAAGAGCGCTTTCTACTGGGAAGAAATTTTCGAGTGGGGAACCTACGATAAAGAAAGCGATGATTACTTTATTCCTAAAGGCTGGTGGGAATATCGTTATTTCAACCAGGATGACATTTACAATAACCGTGTAGATGCTCACGTGGTTGGCTGGATGCCGCTGCCGCCGAAGGAGATTACAAAATGAACGAATTTATCGACCGCGAAAAAGCCATCGCAAACATCAAAGCGGCATATTGCTGTGGCTGCGAAAATTACAACGGCGTAAGATGCCGCGCGTGTCAGATTATGGATGCGATGGATGTGCTGGAAGACGAACCGGCAGTGCCTGTGATTGATGCGAAATCCATGGAAAAGTACCTGACCGACTGGAAAGACGGGCTGGCCGGGAGCGAAAATTGGGGGGACTTGTACGCAATCAGGGCAAAGCAAACGGTTCAGGTGCTGAATACCATACTGAACCACATTGGTTACATGCTCAATGGTGACAGCGGGGTGCAGACCGATGGTAAGACTTGAACCCTGTAAAGACTGCCCCGACCGGCACCCGATCTGTCACGACAGCTGTCCGAAGTACGCAGAGTACAAGCGTCAGCTGAAAGCGCAGCGCATCTACACCAACGGGGCCCACGCGGCGGAGCGAATCAGCCGCAACGATTTCAACAAAGAGGGATGGATGGGAGGAAGAAAACGATGAAGGTGCTGATCGCCTGCGAGGAATCGCAGGAGGTGTGCAAGGCTTTCCGAGCACGAGGACATGAGGCCTACTCCTGCGACATTCAGGAGCCGTCCGGCGGGCATCCTGAGTGGCATATTCTTGGAGATGCGCTCAAGGCTCTTGAGGGGGGGCAAGTCATGACGATGGACGGCGTAACGCACGACGTTGGCAAGTGGGACTTGCTCATCGCACACCCACCTTGCACATATCTGAGCAACGCAGCAACACGCTCATTCAGCTTGCGTGTCACCCCGGCGGAAAAGGTTGTTGCCCGGTGGGCGGAGCGTGTAAAAGCCGCAATTTTCTTTATGCGGTTCATGTTGGCAGATGTCCCCAAGATTGCAAGTCGAGAACCCTGTAGGCATCATGAACACAGCGTACAGGAAAGCCGACCAGATCATTCATCCGTACTACTTTGCCGAAAGCAAGGCAGACACAGAAAACTATCACACAAAGCGCACTTGTCTTTGGTTGAAAAACCTGCCGCCTCTGCGGCGGAAAAACAACCTTCCGCCGCCAGAGCCCGTGTACGTCTCAAATGGGGAAAGACGCAAGAAAATCAGCTGGTGCGAAGGCATACGCAACACGCACAACGGCCAAGAGGGCCGGGCAAAAGCCAGAAGCAAAACTGCACCAGGAATTGCAAAAGCAATGGCTGAACAATGGGGGCGAGCAGATGGATAAGGAACAGCTTGCTATCGCACGGTTGCAGGACGCTGCACGGTTGTCTGAGCATCGGTACAAGAAGCCGCTCATGGTCACATACTCTGGCGGCAAGGATTCACAGGTGCTTGCGGCTCTGGCTGAACGCGCAAGAATCAACTTCGAGGTGGTCAACAGCCATACCACAGCAGATGCGCCGGAGACGGTCTATTTCATCCGTGAGCAGTTCAAGGCGATGGAAGAGCGGGGAATCAAATGCTCCATCGTCATGCCACGATACAAGGACAAGCCCGTTTCCATGTGGACACTGATCCCGCAAATCATGGTTCCACCAACGAGGCTTATGCGTTACTGTTGTTCTGTGTTGAAGGAAACATCTGGTAAAAATCGCTTTATTGCAACTGGCGTTCGTTGGGCTGAGTCAGCATCGAGAAAAAACAATCGTGGGATTATGGAGTTTAACCATCGCAACAAAGAAAAAAGAATTACGATGATGGGCGACAACGATGAAAAACGGCAACTGTTCGAGACCTGCAACCTCAAAGGCAAGATGACCGTCAATCCGATCGTGGACTGGTCTGATGATGATGTGCGGGACTACACGCACAGCGAGCGCTTGCCCATCAATCCGCTGTATTGCGAAGGGCAGAAGCGTGTTGGCTGCATCGGTTGTCCTATGGCCGGCAGGGGGGGCAGACAGCGCGAGTTTATGCGCTGGCCTGCCTACGAGAAAATGTACATCTCAGCGTTTGAAAGAATGTTGAAAGCTCGTAAAAAGAGAAATCTTGAATCTGAAGGAAAGAAATTTGCGACAGACGATTGGCAGACCGGAATGGACGTTTTTCGCTGGTGGATGGAAGATGACAACATCAGCGGTCAGTTGAGCATGGACGATCTAATGGAGGACGAGAAATGATAAAAAAATCATACACCGTTCTTCCTTGCCCAAAGTGCGGGAGTGGATTTCTTGCATGGGGAAAGAAAATCAAGTCAGTCAATCCGAAGCTCACGGTGCTGTCAGCCACGGGGACTGAACTTTGTTGTTTGATGTGCGGACATTACGCACCAACACTCAAGCAGTGGAACAGCGAGGAACGGAAGAAATGCACTTGACCCTCTACGGCGACCCGCGAACCAAGAAAAACTCCGCCCGCATCCTTAGAAGCCACTCAGGCGGGCGCTTTGTGGCCCCTAGCAAGGCCTACGTGGATTATGAGACGGACTGCCTGCGGCAAATCAAAAGGCCGCACAGCCCTATCTCTGCCCGCGTGAACGTGAGGTGCGTGTACTACATGAAGACCGCCCGCCGGGTCGATCTGGCAAACCTCATCGAGGCGACCACGGACATTCTGGTGAAAGCCCACGTGCTGGAGGACGACAACAGCCACATCGTTGCCGCCCACGATGGCAGCCGGGTGGAGCTTGACCGGGAGAAACCCCGGGTGGAAATTGAGATTGAAGAAATGGAGGAGTAAAATGCTTGATATGCTATTTGAAGTTGCAAGCACGCTGTTCATGGCAACACTTGCAGGATTTTTCATCTGGTTTGTTCTTAGCGATGGCAACCCAATTGAATATTTCAAGCGGTGGCTCAACCGCAACAAACCTTGCCTTTGCGACCGGTGCGTTTTCTTAAATCAAAAATTTGGGGCGTCAGAATCCGGATATCACTATATCTGCCGGAGAAGTGACAAAGACGAAGGATACATAAATCCGCCCGAATATTGCAACGATTTTGAAGAAAGGAGCAACAATGACCCACACATGGACACCTGACACTGACACGCAGAAGCCGGATGGAACCGATTACCTCACCGTTAAGGCGTGGCTGAACCGCTACCGCGAAGCAGAGAAAAGATACTATTTGCTGTCTGACCGTCTGGCCGAAGCACAGGAGGCCACCCGGCACATCACCCAGAGCCTCAGTGCGGTCCCCGGCGGCAGCAAAGATGGCCAGAGCCTTGCCCGGGCGGTGGAACGCGAGGAGGAAGCGGAGCGCCGCGCTTATGAGCAAAGAGCGGTCTGCGACAGGCTGTTCCTCGAGATTAGAAACGCGCTTGCCCAGATCCAGAACGAGAAAGCATACACGGTGCTGTACAAGTACTATCTCGATTGCCTCACGTGGGACAGGGTCGCAAAAGATATGAATTACTCTCTGCGCATGGTCTATGTCTTGCGGCGCAAAGCAATGGAGGAACTGAGCCTTTAAAAACATTGCACTGTCATTACATTGCAGTTTCACTATCGCATGGTGTAAAATTGTATCATCGGAAAAGCCAAAAGGCAAACCGATGCACGCAGCCTCCGAAACGTGTCCCTTCTTGACATTTTCCTCTTCCTCCTTTCAAGCTTGCAGGTTTTTGTTCTCTCTTCACGTTTCGCGCTGCTTCTATGCGAGATTTTGGCACGGCTCCATTCAGGGCGGCGACTCTGAGTGCCTGGGAAAGGGCGCGCACCTTTCTCTCCGCGTGGTTCAAATCCACGGTTTCGCACCGTATGGCGCATGGACTAGACAACCCGCAAGGCCGCACGTGCAACCTCCCGTGCCAAGAAAAGGCCTTAGAATCATTGCCAAGGTGTAGCTTTCCTGGCAGGATGTGCGCCAACCAACAGCCCCGGCGGAGAACCGGAGCTGTTTTTATATGGCCGCCTGAGCGCAATGTGGAGCGCGGCGCGTGTGTGTAGACACGGCTGGTTCGATTCCAAGGGCGGCTTTTATACTCCAGTAGCTCAAGTGGTAGAGCAGCGGTCTCCAAAACCGCATGTTGCAGGTTCGAGCCCTGCCGGGAGTGCTTGCGTGCCCTATGAGGGGGCCGCGCAATAGCGGGGCATCCGGCCGCGAAAGTTCCGGATGCAGCAGCGCCCACCGTTTGACGCCTGTCCAACGTACTGAATGCACGGGTGCTGCTTATATGCCGTCATAGCTCAACTGGCAGAGCGCCGCCCATTTAAGGCGGGACAACGTTGGTGACACCACGAGAACATCACTGCACAGCCAACCACTGCGCACATCCATCCCGTGGGTGCTGGTTCAAATCCAGCTGGCGGCACATTCGATATTTTGACCGTTCGGATTTTCCGGGCGGTTTTTCTTTTGCACGAGTTTAGAGAGGTGGTGTCGGTGAGCGCGAAGCGGCTGACAGACAGACAAAAAAAGAAGATCGTTGCTGACTATGTGCAGCTCCAAAGCTACCGCGCCGCTGCAAAGTTGAACGATGTCTCAGACGCGACGGTTAAGAAAGTCGTGAAGGAAGACCCGGAGAGTGCGCGTTTGTGTGCACAAAAAAAGCGGGAAAACTCGCAGGATATGCTTTCCTACCTAGAGAGCAAGCGCGGGGAAGCACAGAATCTTCTCGGACTGTACTTGCAAGCGATGGCAGACCCGGACAAAATTGAACAGGCAACGCTGCCGCAGCTTTCCACCGCTTTTGGCACCATCGTGGACAAGTTTGCTATGCTGGGAGACCAGAGCGGAATAGAAGCCCCGGACGATGGCCTGCTTGAGGCTCTGAGCGCTGCCGCAGACATCAGTTCCCCGGATGACGTGAATATGCTGCCGGAGGAAGAAGGCAACGATGCGGAAAAGTAACGGTTTTCGCTGGAAAGCCCTCAGCCAGCGACAAAAGCAGGTCCTGAGCTGGTGGACACCGCAGAGCGCATACAGCGGCTACAACGGCATCATCGCCGATGGCGCTATCCGCTCGGGCAAGACCTTTGCCATGAGCTTTTCTTTCGTCCAGTGGGCTATGACCTGCTTCAGCAGCCAGCAGTTTGCCATGTGTGGCAAGACCATCGCCAGCTTCCGGCGCAACGTGCTGGGCACGCTCAAGCAGCAGCTTGCAGCCCGTGGCTACAACGTCAAAGAACACCGGGCAGAAAACTGTATGACCGTCAGCAAGGGCGGAAAAGCCAACGCATTTTACTTTTTTGGCGGCAAGGATGAGAGCAGTCAAGACCTGATCCAGGGCATTACCCTTGCCGGGGCATTCTTTGACGAGGTGGCCCTGATGCCGCAGAGCTTCGTCAATCAGGCCACAGCCCGTTGCTCTGTCACCGGGTCAAAGTTCTGGTTCAACTGCAACCCGGGCAGCCCGCAGCATTGGTTTTATCTCGAGTGGGTGCGCAAGTGCCGTTCCCGCAAGATGATGTATCTCCATTTCACGATGGACGACAACTTGTCACTTTCCGAGGACATCAAGGAAAGATACCGCAGCCAGTATAGCGGCGTTTTCTATCAACGCTACATTCTGGGCCTGTGGACGGTGGCCGAGGGCCTTGTATATGACATGTTCGACCGCAAGAAGCACGTTGTTGATGTGCTGCCGGCGCTGTCTCCAAAGAGCGCCTATGTGGCTTGCGACTTCGGCACCCAGAACGCAACGGTTTTTCTGCTGTTCCAGAAGCAGGCAGATGCAGACTGCTGGATCGTCACCCGGGAGTATTACTACAGCGGCCGCGAACAGAAGCGGCAAAAGACCGTGGGCGAGTATGTTGCAGACCTCAAAGCGTGGCTGGATGGTCTCAAGCCGGAGAGGATCATCGTGGACCCCTCTGCCCTGCCTCTGATTACAGAGCTGCGAAAGAACGGCTTTACTCAGACGCCCGCAAACAACGACGTTCTAAGCGGCATTCTGGACGTGCAGACCATGCTGCAGACCGGGCGGCTGAAAATATACAAGGACTGCAAGCACACGCTGGAAGAGTTCGGCGTGTACGCTTGGGATCCGGATAAAGACGACACCGTGCTGAAGGTCAACGACCACTGCATGGACGCTATCCGCTATTTCGTGCGCACAAAGCGCCTTGTAAAACTGAGGAATTGATTTTGAGCACTGTATACACATTCCAGACTTTTCAGCAGGCGCAAGCCGCCGGGGAACAGCCTGATTTCATCCGGCGGTTCGTGCAGCAGCACTGCACTTCCGGCCCCTACAAGATGGCGCTGGATGCCGACCTGTACGACGCACAGAAAAACCCGGGGGCTGAACGCTTTGCGCAGGCTTACGCTTTGATGCTGAAGCGCCTATCCAAAAACACCAAGCAGGACACCCCACACCCCGATATGGTCAAGAGCAATCTTTTCCGGCGGCTCAACAAGCAGCGGGCAACCTACTCCCTCGGCAACGGCGTGGTCTTTGCAAACGATGGCGTGGACAAGGACAGGTTGGGTAAGAACTTTGACGAGCAGATCCAGAAAGCCGGATATTTCGCCCTGATCCACGGCGAGAGTTTTGGCTTCTGGAACAACGACCATCTGGTGGTTTTTAAGCTGACCGAGTTCGCGCCCCTGTACGATGAAAAAACAGGCCTTTTGCAGGCGGGCGTGCGCTTCTGGCGGCTGAACCCGGACACGGATGTGCACTATATCCTGTACGAGCTGGACGGCTTTACCGAGTACACGGAAAGCAAAATCGGCAATGTGATGCAGGAGACCGTGCCAAAGCAGGCATACAAGAGCGTGACCGTCACCACACCCGGCGGCGGGCTGGAAAGCGTGGAAGGCGAAAACTATAGCGCTCTTCCCATTGTTCCGCTGTGGGGTTCCGACCTGCACCAGAGCACCCTTGTGGGGCTGAAAGCCTACATCGACAACACCGATCTGGTGATGTCCGGCTTCTGTAATGACCTGCAGGACTTTTCACAGATCTACTGGCTGTGCGAGAACTTCAACGGCATGACCGATGACGAGCTGCAAGAGTTCCTTGTCAAGCTGAACCTGTACCACATTGCAGGCGCAGACACCAGCGAGGGCGGCAAGATCACCCCCTACACCACCGAGATCCCTGTGACGGCCCGGCAGACTCTGCTGGAGCTGCTCCACACCCGGGTGTATGAGGACTTCGGCGGTCTGGATGTGCACTGCGTCAGTGCGGACAGCACCAACGACCATCTGGATGCAGCCTATGAACCGCTGAACCAGAACGCGGACGACTTCGAGGCGCAGGTCAAGCCGTTCATCCGGCAGATCTGCGCACTGGCTGGCTTTGACAACGCTATGCCGACATTCAACCGCAGCAAGATCACCAACACGGCTGGGCAGGTCAGCATGGTGATTTCTGAGGCACCGATCATCGGGCAGGACATGGCCATTGACCTGCTGCCAAACCTGACCCCGGAACAAAAGAAGCAGGCCAAGGCCGCGCTGATGGCCGAGAGCGCAACGCGGGAGACCGTGGACGAGGAGGACGAAGAGAATGAAAGCACACATCAGGAATGACAAGCAGAGTTTATCCCTCAGCGGAAATGGGTTTATTTTTTGCGGAGATTCGCTTTTTTGCAAGACGAAAGACCCGAAGCCGCCCAAGCTGACGCCTGAACTTGTCTACGCTATCAAGTCGGATAAAAACAATGAGCACCACTTCTGACCTTGACCGTATCTCTACCCGCCAGTTGAACCGCCTGCGCCGCCGTATCCTCCGGGTGTACGGCACTGCCCGCCGGGAGATGCAGGAGCAACTGACCGAGTTTCTGGCAAAGTACAAAGCACTGGACGAGCGCAAGCGGGCGCAGCTGGATGCAGGCGAGATTACAGAAAACGACTACCGCATCTGGCTGCAAAATCAGGTCTTTCAGTCCGATTTGATGCACGCCAAGCTGGACGGAATCACGCAGACATGCACCACAGCCCAGCAGACGGCCTACAAGCTGGCCAGGGACGAGCAATACAACATCTTTTCCTTTGGCGCAAACTGGGCTTTCTACGAACTGGAACAGGCCGCAGGCGTGACGTTCGGGCTGACCCTGTACAACACCGAAGCGGTCAAGCTGCTGCTGAAGGAGAACCCCCGCATGGTGCCCAACAAACGCATCAAGAGCGAAAGCAACAAAACCTATGATGCAAAGGTGTTCAACCGCTACGTCATGCAGGGCATCGTGCAGGGCAAGAGCGTCCACGACATCGCCGTGCAGGCCGTAAACGGCATGGCAGACACGGAGATTCACTGGGCTATGAACAACGCCATCACAGCCCTTACCAGCGCCCAGAATGCAGGGGCTTTGCAGCAGATGCGCAACGCCCAGGCTTTGGGCATCGAGGTCAAAAAGCGCTGGAACTCCACCCACGACTACCGCACCCGTGAGATGCACCGCCTGCTTGACCAGCAGACAGCAGAGCTTGACGAGCCGTTCAAGGTCATGGGTTACGAGATTCAGCGCCCCGGAGACCCAAACGCAGCGCCGGAGATGGTCTACCACTGCCGCTGTGTGCTGTCCTCTGCGCTGGGCAAGTATCCCCGGCAGAACGCCATGCAGCGGGACAATGTGACTAAAGAAGTCACCCCAGTCATGGATTACACCGAGTGGTATAAATCCAAGGGCGGCAAGGAAGCCGAACAGATGTGGTGGGCAGAAGAACGCAAACGAAGAAAGGAGAACGCCAAGAATGAGTAAACGCGGCTCTGGAAGTTCGACAAGGGCAAGAGCTGGGACCGCCAACGAGCACGAGTTTGAATCTTTTGTAAATGGAAAATGGGTCACAGATTACAGCAAAATTGCGGCAGCAGAGACGAAGAAAGCCGCCGTTGTTGTGGACAGTTCGAGATACAAGAAAACGCATAACGATGTTGTGTCTTTTGTGAAAGAGCAAGTTGGCGTTGACCTCAACAAATATCGAAGTGGCGATGGTTCCTCTCCGTCTCACACCACATATTGGGACAAGAGTGGCCCAAAAGTTGCATTTGATCTAAAAGGGATGTCGTCGAGCGACCGCACAAAGCTTATGCAGCTTGCACAAAAGCCGTTTGGAGTGACGGTCGAACAAGGCGGCGCATGGATTGGCTTTGTTTCGAGAAAAAGAAGAAAAAGTAAGGTTTGGAGGGGTGAGCCGTGATTCTGCCGATGGAAAACACCGAAAAGATGATTTTTCCGGGCGTGGGCAAGTTTGGCATCCCTGAAATCAAGCCGGAAACTGACATCCGCATTGACAAGCTGGAATGGATCCCGGTCAATTATGCGCTGACAGCCAAAGACAAGGCCACAAAAGGCGTGCATTTTTACAAGGATGATTACCAGTTTGAACGGTTCTGGAACAACCCTGACAAATACATTCCCCTTTTGCAGCAGTTCGGCGCGGTATGTTCGCCTGATTTTTCGCTTTACAGCGATATGCCGCTTGCGGTGCAGCTTTTTATGCACTACAAAAAACACTGGCTGGCGGCATACTGGCAGGCGCACGGCATCCACGTCATTCCAACGCTCTGCTGGTGCGGCGAGCAAAGTTATGACTGGTGCTTTGACGGAGAACCTAGAAACGCCATCGTGAGCATTTCAAGCCACGGCACACAGTCTGACCCATACGAAGCAGAGTGCTTTGCCAAACACTGCCGCAAGGCGCTGGAAGTGCTGCAACCAAGCGGTATTTTGTGGTACGGCAAGTGCCCGGCGGAGTTCGACTGGAATGTCACAAAAATTAAGCCATTTCAATACGAGAGGAGGAACTACCGTGAGTAAACGAGGTTCGGGCAGCTCCGCGAGAGCGGGCGGCAACTATTCAAAAACAGACTATAACGAAGCGAAAGTGGCTGGATTTTCATCTATCGAAAGTAAGCAGATCGCGCAGGCAGTAAAGCTTGTAAGAGAAACAGAAACATACAAAAACTATGCGGAGCAAGCAGAACGGGTTCTAAACAACCCAAACTTCGCTGGTGCAAAGAATTACACGTTTGAAGGTCTAAAAAAGTCTTGGGTCGCTACAGACGCGATAGAAAGTGAAATCAGTCGCGCAGTCACGTTCCACAACATTGACACTTACCCAAAACCTGAGTTCACATCAAAACAAACAACTTTCGCAAGGAATATTATTCTTAAAGAACTTGGGATAGATAATCCGAAGCGGAACCCTGAAAATGCAGAACGAGAAAGAGCAAAAAAGTATTTTCGGGAGCATTACGACCCAAATCGAGAACAACGAGAAATTACAACTTCTACATACAAGCGCGCACAAAAGCGACTGCAAAAGAAAGTAGATAGCTGGTTTAAACGATGAAATTTGAGTACGACATCAAATTCACCGACAACACCCCGCAACTGCATGAGGCTCTGGACTCATGGGCAGAGCGGGTGCTGACCATCTGGGGCATGACGGTGCAGGACTACGCCCAGCTGCTTGTGCCCACAGGCACGGCAGACAGCACGGGCATTGAGGGCTATGTGGGCGGTGCGCTCAAGCAAAGCCTGACCTTTGCCCTCGACCTCGCAAAAAAGACCGTGACTATCGGCAGCAATCTGTTTTACAGCGTCTATGTGGAGCTGGGCACGGGCATCTTTGCCGAGAAGGGCAACGGGCGCAAAACGCCATGGGCATGGAAGGACTTCAACGGCAAGTGGCACTTTACCCGGGGCATGGCCCCTCGCCCGTTCCTCCGCCCGGCGGTGGAGAATCACATTGACGAGCTGCGAGAAATCGCGGTGGAAGAAGGAAACAAGGAGGTATAAGGATGACAGGGCTTGAAAAATTGAGCGCACAGCTTGAAGTTGCTGTGAAAATGCAGGAAAACGCAGAAAGACTTTATCATAAGTCTGCCGAAAGAATTGAAGAAATCAAAAAGCAGATGCTTGAGGTGAAGGAAAAGAACAAGCCCAAGGCTGCAAAAGTCGAAGAGTTGTTTGCGGCTGGTGTTCAGGCACGCAAAGCGCTTCAGGAGATGTGTGATAACACATACGGCGAGGGCAAAGCCAAAATTTCTGTTTTGGTCTATGTTCCGTCCGAAGCGCAGGACTATCCGACAGCCACAGACTGTGAATTTTCGCTCTAAAACTAAATACTCAGCGGTTGGCGCACAGCGTCAGCCGCTTTTTTATGCCGCTTTAGCTCAGGTTGGCAGAGCGCCGGATTTGTAATCCGGGGGCCGTGGGTTCAAGCCCCACAGGCGGCACCACACCGGCAGCACGTCCGGAAAATAAACCTTATTGCCAAGCATGGCAGCCCGAGCAAGGGCGGAAAGGACTATCACATGGCACTCAAAAGAGCTGACATCCGCACGATTCTGGAGAACCCCGAAACCTCCAACGATGACAAGGCCAAGGCCATTCTGGACGCCCTGCACAAGGAGACGGACGAACTCAAGGACCAGCTGGATGCAGAAAAAACAGCCCGCACACAGGCCGAGAAGGACCGGGACGCAGCCAACAGCGGCAAGGAAGCCGCAGAAAAGGCGCTGACCGACTACAAGGCCCAGCAGACAGCAGCAGCCAGCAAGGCGGCCAAGACCGCTGCGTTTAAGCAGCTGCTCAAGCAGGCGGGCGTGCTGGAAAAGTACATCGACGACATTGCCGACGACTCCAAGAAGGGCGACGAATTTGCCGCCGGTCTGGAACTGGACGCCGAAGGCAAGGTGAAAGACGCCGAAAAGCAGCTTTCCAGCATCAAAAACACATGGGGCGGCAAAATTGCCACCACCAAAACCACCGGCGCAAAGGTGGACAACCCTCCCACCAGTTACGCCGGGACTTCTCCCGAGGATTTCAAAAAGATGAGCCTTGATGACCGCATCAAGCTCAAGAACAGCAACCCTGAACTGTACCAGCAGCTCCGGGCAAAGTAAGAAAGTGAGGCTATTATATGGCACAGACTGGCACTTTTGGCGGCTTCGACTTCGACGTTGAGGTGTTTGGCGACTACATGGCCGAGCAGAACACCATCGACACCAGCATCGAGGCCTCCGGCATCATCAAGGACGACCCCTCCATCATGGGCCTGATCGGCGAAAAGGGCAACGTTGCAACCATCCCGTTCTACACCGAGCTGGACGCCACGGCGGATAAGCCCCTGAACAACGACGGCAAGACCGACAACACCCCCACTGAGGTCACTGGAAACAAGCAGACCACCATGCTCATCCAGCGCATGAAGGCGTGGAAGTCTCAGGACTTCACCAAAGAGCTGACTGGCGCAAACCCGATGCAGCACATCGCAAATCAGGTCACACACTACTATCAGCAGGCCTGGCAGAATGTGCTTATGGCCATCACGGACGCTGTGCTGTCTACTACCGACCTCAAGAAGCACATCTACGACATCACCAAGGTTGGCGATGGCAAAGTTACGCCGGAATCCCTGATCTATGCGCAGGAAGCCGCTTTCGGCGACCACGCAATGAGCGGGGGCCTGCTCATCATGCATTCCACTGTCTTTGCAAAGTATCAGGCAGCAAATCTCGTCGAGTTTGAAAAGTACACCACTCCGGGCGCTCTGTCTCAGGCTTCTCCGCTGGCACGCATCGGTGGGATGGTCGTGATCGTAAACAACGCCGTCACTTCCGCATCCATCACCGATGCTTCCATCAACGGCGGCAAGGCCACGACTGCATACAAGACCTATGTTCTGGGTGAAGGCTCTTTTGTGGGCTGCCGTAAGACCAACTACGAGAATCCCTACTACACCGACTACGACCCTGAAAGCAAGGCCGGCGTCCAGAAGCTGTACACCAAAGAGGGCCGAGTCATTCACCCCAACGGCATGAGCTTCAAGGTGGACAACGTTGCCGAAGCGTCCCCCAACGACACCGAGCTGAGTGCAAAGGCCAACTGGGAACGCCGCATGAAGCCGGAGAACATCCGCATCGGCCAGATGCTTTCTCTGGGCTAAAAATTCGGGGGTGACTTTGCATGACCGTCCCTGAGCTGTGCAGATACACGCACAATTTTTTTGACCGGGCAGACGACCCCATTGCGGGGGAGTTTGCCTTTGAGCCGGATACCGTGCCCGCCGGGGTAGTGCCGGGGCAGTATTTCCTCGTGTGCGGATCCATCTTCAATGACGGCATTCACAAGGCCGGGGACGGCGATCTGACCGCCGAGACCTTCACCGGGACGGTACAGCCCATGCGCGTGCCGCCTGATTTTGTGGCGCTGGCTGAAAAAATCGACGCATACGACAAGGCGCTCCCGGCCGGAGGCGTGTATGTGTCCCAGTCCTTTGCCGGGTGGTCCGGCACGATGGCTACAGGTGCGGACGGCCTGCCCGCAGACGGCAAGACTCGCTATAAATCCGAGATCAATCAGTGGAGGAAGATGTGACATGGTCAATCCGTTCGCTGCATCCACCGTGATGCAGGGCTTTACCAAAAAATACCGTTTTCAGACCCGCAGCTATGAGCCGGACGGCGTGGGTGGCTTTGTGTCCGGCTGGACGGACGGCCCCGAGTTTGAGGCCGTGGAGCGCCACGATACCACCGTGGAAGCACAGGTGGCAGAGCAGGCTGACACGGCATCTACCTACACGCTGCTTGTTGGCACCGGTGTTCCGCTGGCTTTCCCGGACTACATCAAGCGGGTGAGCGACGGGCAGACCTTCCAGATCACCAGCACAGCGGACGAAGGGAAAGCCCCACCGGAATCCGGCATGGGGCTGCGAGCCGTCAAGTGCAAAAAGGCGGTGTTGCCGTAATGGGGCCGTCTGAGAGCATCAACCGGGCACTGAACGCGTTTTTTAACGGCTTTGGCATCCCGGGCTATCTGGAAGATAACATCCCTCCTGCCGCTTCACTGCCCTACCTGACTTACAAGCCCACTATCCCCGGCGGGTGGAACGAAACGACGTCCTTCCACGCCCGGCTGTGGTACCCCAGCAAGGGCGGCAGAGCCCCCATCCTGCAAACCGAAGATACGATCAGCGCGGCCATCCCAAGAGGTGGCTTAAAAATCGAGTGCGAGGGCGGCGCTATTCTTTTGGACAAAGACGATAAAGATTGGGCACAGCCACTCAACAACACGCCTGAAGGGTATCTGTGCGAATACCTTATTTTTGAACTTACACGGCTTATACCGTGAGTAAAGGAGCAATATGGCTGAAACTTTAGCAAAGAAGTTTAACGTCAACGTTTTGACAGCGGAGGCTTTCAAGAGCATCCCCAAGGGCTCGGGCAACATTTTGTCCGAGTTCTCGCTTGAGACCCCGAAAATCGATGAAACAAACGTCATTCACGCCACACAGGGCGGCGTAACTATCACCTATAAGAACTCCACCGAGGATACCCTTTCCGAAATCGACAACGCCCCCACCAATACAAAGCAGGGCGTGGAAGTCACCGGAACCACCGCAACCATCTCTTACACGACTCCCAACGCAGACCCTAAGAGCATCCAGCTCGCTATTGGCACTGCGGACATCGACCCGGAAGACCCCACCCACGTGGTTGCACGCCTGAAAACCGCTTTGACGGATTTCAAGCCAATTTGGTGGGTTGGCCCCATGATTGGCGGCGGCTTTATCGCGGTCAAGCTTTATAATGCCATGTCCACCGGTGGCCTGAGCCTGAAATCTGAGCATCGCGGCGGCGGCTCGATGCAGATCACGCTGACCGCTTTTGCAGACCTCGAGAACCCCGAACAGGCCCCGATGGAGTTCTACTCTATCACAAAGGCCGCGTCCTGATGTAAGGAGGAAAGACATGAAGGAAATTATTGATCTGGAAGGCAAGGAGTACCTTGCAAAAACTTATAAGCTGGCAAAGACATACAAGCAGTGCCTCGTTGACACGGGCGCGGTGGCGGCGGCAACTCAGCTTGCGCCGCTGACTGGCAACGAAACCCCGGAGGAGAAGGCCAAGAAGATTGCAGAACAGGGCGCGAAAAATGCGGAAGAAATGATGCGCATGATCTACGAAGAGCACGCAGACATGACCGAAAAGGTCCTTCCGCTCTTTGTGGTGCTGGATAAGGGCGAAGAACTTCCGCCAACCAGAAAGCTGGCCGCAGCAATGTCCCGTGCGCTGTCTGATGACGATTTCATGGCTTTTTTGAGATCCTTGATGTGATCGGCGTGGAAGGATATAAACGGATGGTCTCGACCATTCGTCTGGATTTGCTGGAACTTTTCGGCAAGTCCTATATCCTCGACCACATCAAAAAAGAAATCAGAAACCACGATGAAGTTCAATTCTACCGCAATTGCGTAGCAGATGCCGTTGGCAGCCTTGCGGGAGCTGACGCTCTTTATTCCTACGTTGCTTCGTATACATTCCCGCTTTATGTAAAGCAGATCGACAAGCGGTCTGCGGCGGAGATCACGGAAGAAAACAGCAAGGCTCTTGAAGAGCTGTGCGGAGGGGGTGATGAAACCTGAAACTTTTTGAATTGAGCGCCACCCTCGGGCTGGACGACAGCGCCTACCGGCAGGGCGTGGAAGAGGCGAAGTCTCAGACTAAGGCCGCCGTCTCCACCATGATGAAGGATTATAACCGGCTGTACAGTGAGGTCATTCACCTTACGGCAGCCTATCAGAAATCACGGAAAGAGACCGGGGAAACCTCCGAAAAAACTAAGGAATTTGCCCAGAAGCTGAAAGAAGCTCAGGCCCAACTCAATACCACGGCACAGGGGCTAAGGACTGCGGAAGGGTACATGAACAGCTTTGGGGATGCCGCATCGGGGTCCAGCAAGTCTCTGGCCAGCGCCATTACGCAAGGCACAGTCATGGCGGGCATTTTCTCGAAGCTCGGCTCCGCTGCACTCGGCGCCGCAGAGGGGTTCATCTCTTCCGGCATCGAGTACAACGCCCAGATCGAGAAATACACCACTGGTTTTACCAATATGCTGGGCAGCGCGGAAGCCGCCCAGCAGGTCATGAGCCAGATCCAGGAAGATGCGGCAAAAACCCCGTTTGATGTCGAGTCCCTGACAAAGGCAAACCAATACTTGATCTCTGCAGGCGAGAACGCTTCCTATGCCCGCAGTACCATCATGGCACTGGGCGACGCAGTCTCTGCGACAGGTGGCGGAAACGACGAGCTGAACCGCATGTCCCAGAACCTGCAGCAGATCGCCAACACCGGCAAGGCTACAACGGCTGATATCAAGCAGTTTGCTTATGCCGGCATCGACGTGTACGGCATTCTGGCCGACTACACAGGCAAGTCCACTGCCGAAGTGCAGAAGATGACCATCAGTTATGATCTGCTGACGCAGGCTTTGCAGGCCGCATCCGAAGAGGGCGGGCGTTACTACAACAGCATGGACACCCAGAGCCAGACCATGAACGGTCGAGTGTCTACCCTGAAAGACAACGTCAAGCAGCTGGCAGGCCTTATGACAGGCGATTTGTCCAGCGGCGTCGGCGTGGTGATCTCCAACCTTAATGACCTTGTTGTCAAGGCGCAGGAGGCTTACAAAACCGACGGCTGGATTGGTCTTGCTGGCGCAATTACCGGGTTGAGCGGCCCGATTTCGTCCGTCAAATCCTGGTTTGAGAGCTTTGCTTCCAGTGCCTCCACCTGGCTGGACAAGCTGAGCTATAAGCTCAACCGTTTTCTGGGGAAAGCGGCCACAGCGGATTACGACACATACGAGGAGTATGCGGACGCAAACCTCCGCCAAAGCAACCGTGACCGCTTACGGCAGCAAGCTCTTGCAGGCGTTGGCGTCAGCAATAAGAGCTGGTCCCAGCGGCAGGCGGAGCTTGCTGCGGCGGCGGGAAACGGCGGCAGCAGCATCACCACAAGCCCATCCAGTGCATCCGGCAAAAAGAAGTCATCCGGTTCTAAATCCACCGCCGAAACGGTCATTTCGTCCATCTCCAGCACGGCTACGACCACCGCACAGAATGCGCTAGGCACTGTGACCACCAGCATCCAGACCCTGACCGAAAAGGTCAAGGACAGCGCTGGCAAAATCAAAGACCGCATCACCGAGACCACCACCACGACCGGCAAGGAGATGGTGAACGGCGTCGCCACCACCTTTAAGCAGGTCGAGACCAAGGTCAACGGCACGGTCACAAAGGTCACAAAGACTTATGACGACATGTCAAAAACGCTGCTGGGCACCTTTACCAACGTCTCGGAAACCACCTTTGACGGCATCACCACAAAGGTGCAGCAGGCGGTGGAGAAGTACGCGGACGGCAGCGAGCATATCAAGAAGACCGTCACAGAGACCGGCCAGCGCGTCGGCGAGAACGGCGCGGAGACCTACGAGAAGATCATCACCTACATCGACGGCATTCAAGACAAGGTGACGGAGACCTCTACTCTCATCGACAAGAGCGTAAAGGGCACCCAGAGCCGCATTGACCAGCAGCTGAGCGAGGCTTCTGGCCAGCTGGATAAGGGCATTTTCGGGCTGGTAAAAAGCGCCTTTAGCGACGCCAAAAACGGCGACTGGGGCGGTCTAGCTCTGGATTTTGTCAATCTGATCTGGGGCGAAGTATCGCAGGATCAGCGTGACGTGATCTCTAAGTGGCTTGCGGACGCGCTGACCGCGGTCAATGAGGGCTATTCGGGCGGTGGAATCAGCAAGGCGCTGGGGTCTATCCAGAGCATTTTCACAAACGGCATTACTGCCGGAGTGGATGGCGCCACTACGTCTGTAAAGGCGTTCTCTGAGATCGTGCAGGGCCTTGCAAGCTCCGGCGGCGTGGGCGGAGCACTAGGCAGCATCGTCCAGAGCTTTTCCGGCATGGCAGGCGGCATCACCTCTGCACTGGGCGGCATCGTGTCCTTTGTGGCAGCGAACCCCGTCCTTGCCCTGATCCTGGGCGTGGGTGCTGCGGGCGCAGTCGCTGGCGGCATCGGCCTTGCTATGTGGATGAACAAAAAGAACGACCAGCAGCCCGTCAGCCACTATCAGAGCCCCTTTGACAAGACCGGCGTGTACGACAGCCTGAGCGAGTTCTCCACCCGCTCTGCCATGCAGTACCGCGTTACCGGCCAGCAGTCCATTGTTGACCGGCAGACCAGCATTCTGGAACGCATTGAGGGGATGCTGGACGAGCATCTGCCTGACATCGGCAAGGGTCAGGTGGTCATGGATTCCGGTGAGCTGGTGGGCGTTATTTCGCCCAGGATGGCACAAAATGTTGACGCGCGCATTGGTGTGACCGTGACGAGGAAAGCGAGGGGTATATAATGGGCAAACTTTTGGGCGCGCAAATTGGCGGCTTCCACACCCTGAAAGACTGGGGGCTGTATCTCAAGGTCAGAAGCCCAAAAATCGGCCCTGCTGAGGTGGACGAGCACCTTGTACAGGTCACCGGATCGGACACCCTGCTCAACCTCACCACATGGGACGATGGCAAGGTGCACTATAAAAAGCGCACCATCACAATGGAGCTGCTCTGCAATGCCCCGAAAAGCAAGTGGCCCAGCATCGAAAGCACCATTGCCAATGCCATCCACGGCAAGTGGCTGCAGTGCAAGTTCGACGAGGATCCCACGTGGTACTGGGAAGGGCTGTGGAAAATCTCGCCGTCTCGTGACCGGCTTTCCAGCACCTTTACCATCACCGGCACCTGCAACCCCTTCAAGCGCAGTGTATACGACGGCTCTGATGACTGGCTGTGGGATGATTTCAACTTTGAGTATGATATTGTGCGCAACTACACGGACATCCCGCTCAAGGCGGGCGAGGATAAAGAGGTGTCCATCACCGGCGCACCGCGTGCGGCCGGCATCTACTTCCAACGCAGCGAGACCGCCGCAGACATCGCGGTGTCTCTCAATGGCTTTGAGGTAGGCATTCTGGCCAAGTCCACCGACTGGCAGTATATCGAGGGCCTTACCATGCCGGATGGCGTGGTGGGCACCCTCGTTTTTTCTGCATCGGCAGACTGCAGCATCAGCATCCGATATCTAGGGGGCAGCTTATGAGCTATAGAGTTTATGCAGGCGTCCAGACCGGCGTTGACGTGTGGGAGACAAAGACCTGCATTTACGACCCAACAGACTACACGGACACAAAAAAGCTCATCAGTCCAACTCTGACACGGGAGGTGGGCAAGGCCGGTAGCTTGGAATTCACCCTGCCGCTTGGCAATGTGGCTCACTCAGCTTTGCAAAAAATGCGCACGACCGTGTCCGTAGAACAAGACGGTGCGCGCATCTGGGAGGGCAGGCCCATGAGCCATGAGCAGGATTTTATGCTGCGTCAAAAAGTCTTTTGCGAGGGAGAGCTGGCCTACCTCAACGACAGTTCCGTTGCGCCATATACAGCCAAAGACGTGACAATCAAGCAATTTCTTTCGTTCCTGCTGGAAAATCATACCGGCATGGTGGACGCATACAAGGCGTTTACCTGTGGAAATGTTGGCTTTCCGAGCACAAGCGTGGTGGTTCCAGAACTGCATAACTGCGTGATGAAACTGGACCACATGGCAGGTACTCCGGACAGTGACGGCGATTATATGTATGAATATGGACTTTATACCTCATCCGGCGTTCAGCTTGTGAGCCAATATGAAGTTGGCTTCTCGGATGACGACACGGCCCCGGATCCATCTGCGTACAGATGGACGCTGAACGTAAAGCATGAAGCCTCTTCCATTGACGGACAGATTTGGCGCACTGGAGAAGGCCTTTTTTCCGTGAGCGTAAACGTGGCTTTATCCTTGGATGGGAACGGCCAGACGCACGAAGCCACGCAAAGAGCAGTTACGCCGGATATCACATGCGCTACGCACTCAAAATCCTTTCCGCCTGAGACGGAATACAATCTCAAAGACACGGTCTCAAAAAAATGGAAAATTGAAAAGCAGGGAGACGGTTATGCCGTCCTGTTCAACGGTGTAGCCCTGCCGGATTCTTCCGTGGTCCGTTACGATTCTGCGCCACGGTACACCTTTGGCGATGGACAAAATTTTGGCGTTACATGGGATGTCATCCAAAATGAGCTTGTGGATGTGTACGGCGGGTATCTGATCGTCCGGCACGAAAACGGGGCCAGGTATCTGGATTACGTCCGGGAAGTGCAGGAGAAAAACGGGCAGCCCATCGCATTCGGCACAAACCTGCTCGACCTGAACAGCTACGTCAAAGCAGAGGATATTGTCACCCGCGTCATTGCCGTCGGAAAAGAGAAATCCGGTTGGTTTTTGTGGAGGCATGAAAGCACGATCACCGCCACCGCAAACGACACTGCGGCCCAAAAGCTCTTTGGCATCATCACAAGGATCATCGTGATCGACGGAACCGCCAGCACAACACAGTCGCTTCTGGATGCCGCCAACGCGGAGCTGTCCAAAAACTTGCGTTATCTCGACGGAATCACGGTAAAGGCTGTGGACCTCAAGGATGCCGGTGTGGATATCGCCCGCCTTGGCTTTGGCAAGATGACACACATCTACTCCAGCCCGCACGGGGTGAACACCTGGCTTTTGTGCTCTAAGATTGTGGAGCCTTTGGACGCGCCGGACAAAAAAGAATTCACGCTGGGCATTGATTTCTCCAGCGTCAGCGACTTGCAGGCCCTGAGCGCACGAAAAGCCAGTGACGCCTATGACCTGAGCCGCTCGCTGAAGGGCTATGCATCCGCAAAGGGGTGATAAATTGGATAAGACATTTGACGAAGCAATTTCCGAAGTCCGCAATGCAGAGCGCGGCGTGGAAGTACGGGAAGCCCTTGCACAGGGCTTTGAGTATGTGAAGCAGTATGGCGAGGCTGTTATCGCGCGACAGGAAGAAGCCGTTCAGAGTGCGGAAACAGCCACAAACGCGGCGGCAACTGCCACAGCACAGGCCGCCGCAGCAGCCCAGACAGTCAAAGACGCCACTGCAAACGCCATAAGCGCAGCGCAAGAGCAGGCAGGTATTTCGACATCGAAAGCCGAGGAATCTGCTTCCAGTGCCGCAGGAGCAGCGGCCAGTCAAACTGCTGCTGCGTCTAGTGCATCTGCCGCAAAGGCCAGCGAGGAAGCAGCTGCAAAGAGTGCCGCAGACGCAAAGGTTATCGTGTCCACTGACACGGCCCTGACCGTATCGGGTGCACCGGCTGACGCAAAGGCGACCGGCGACGCCCTGGCTCAGAGGTATAGAAAGGACGAGGCCGACGCCAAGTTCGGCACGCCTTACAGCCTGCCTGCCGCCACAGCAGACCAGCTGGGCGGCGTGAAAGTGGGCGACTATCTGGACATCGCCCCGGACGGCACCCTCAGCGCCAAAACGCTCAATGACAAGATCGCTGCCGCCGTGGCGGTAAAGTCGGAGCCCCGGCTGGTGTGGAGCGGAAAAACAACGATTGGGACGAGAAAAACTCAGACAATTAACGTTCAGGACGGTGTAGATTACGTTAACCTCCGCATGAACGGTGGCGCAGACGGATTTGATTTTAATCTTACCCCTGGTATGTCATATAAAACTGGCAGTTTTGGCGCGGGAGGTCTCACGGTCACAGTATTATTTTCGGCCGACAAAAAAAGGCTTGAGTGTACCCTTACCAATACGCTGAATACTGTACCGGTTGTATTCACCGGCTACCACTACCCTACGCTGGCCGAGCTGCTGACCGAGACGCAGGCCGCGCAGGCGGACACGGATGCCCTGGCGGTAGATCATGAATACCGCGTCGCCATGCTGGAACTGGGGATGACCGACGACACCACCACTGACACAAGAACCACATAAGGAGGTAAAAACTATGTTGTATCGTATCTGTAAACGCCTGATCGAGCGCGGCCAGACCGCTGGCCTTGCGGAAAAAATTGATGTTTTTTACGCACTCGGCCGCATCACCGAGGCCGAGTACAAAGAGCTGACCGAGCTGCTGGCCCAGCAGGAGACCACCCATGGCGCTTAATGCCTACTCTTGGGCCCGGGAGGTTGATCGCAATAAACAACACATTTTTGACCGCACTTTTTAACTTTTTGAGCCGGTTCTTTGCCGCTTTGGCGGAAGAACAGGCAGAACAGGAGGACACGATGGCATCTGTGACCGAGTGGACGGGAGCACCGCCCTACCGCTATATCGACGTAAGCCGGTATCAGGGCAACATTACACTGGAGGGCTGGAAGAAGGTCAAGGCCGCTGGCTATCAGGGCGTCATGCTCAAGACCGTCAGCACAAACCGCAGGCTCTCCAAGCGAGCGGACGGCCTGTACATCGACCCGACCTTTGAAGCAAACTACCGCAATGCAAAGGCGGCAGGTCTGGCTGTGGGCGTGTATTACTACACCTACGCCACCAGCGAGGCAATGGCCGATGCAGAGCTTTCCCTGCTGGCTGACGCCCTGCGTGGCAAGACGCTGGAAATGCCTGCGTCAGTGGACGTGGAGGACAACAAATTCAGGGTTCTTGGCAAGCAGGCATTGACCGACCTGACAGCCTACGCCCTGAAAAAGGTGGAGGACATGGGCTTTTATGCCCAGCTCTATACCTACACCAGCTTTGCTAAAACGCGCCTGTATATGGGCGGTGCTGCCCTCAGTCCCTACGACGTGTGGCTGGCCGACTACACAGGAAAGACACCTGCCGTGACCTTTGCCTACAACACCCACCAGCACACCAGTAAGGGCAGCGTCCCTGGCATTTCCGGCCACGTTGACCTCAATGTGACCACACGCAACTATCCGAAAATCATCTGTAAGAAGGGCCTGACCCGTCTCCGGGAGGGCAAATGACCGAAAAAGAAGCTCTCCTGTGGGTGCTGGGCATCCTGGGCAGCCTGTGCGCTGCGGCCATCACCATCGACAAGGTGCTGGGCATCATCCACAAGTACGTCAAAAAGGCACAGGAGCCGGACAACGCGCAGAATAAGCGAATGGATGCGTTCGACAAAAGACTTGGTGTGCTGGAACAGGGGCAGCTTCAACACACACAGGCCCTTGCAAGAGACCTGCGCCGCTTTGACGGCCTCGATGAAGAAATGCGTCTCGTACTCGTTGGCGTACAAAATCTTTTGGATTCGCAGCTGTCCGGCAACAACCGCGAAGGTATGCAAAAAAGCAAATCCGATATTAACAACTACCTACTGAAAGGAGTAACAAATCATGGAAGCAATGCTTAACTTTATCCCCGCACCCATCGCACTGGTACTGATGCTCATCGGCTTTGCCGCGCTGGCCGTTGGTGCCATCCGGCTGGGCTACAAGCAGTACGTCAAGCAGTGGGCACTGGAGCTCGTGACCATCGCTGAGGACAGCATCATGGGCAGCGGCCAGGGAGCCAAGAAAAAGGCACAGGTCTTTGCCGCACTGCGCGGCGCACTGCCGGACTGGCTGAAGCCTTTTATCACCGATGAAGTGCTGGACAGTGTGATCGAAAAGGCCGTCAGCATGATGAAAAAGGCACTGGCAGAAAAGAATCCTACCATCAACCAGTAAAGGAGTACTATATGCCTGTACCTATGTGCGGCATTATCGCCGCTTCTGCAAACGCTATGAATCAAGCCCGCAAGCGCGAAAAGATGTGCAACCTGAAAGGCGACAACAAGGAGTATTGCGAATACTGTCTTCGCGGCAAAGCTGGTGAGTGCATCGAAAAGCAGGCGGATAAGGAGTAAAGCATGATCGAGCAAAGCGTATCTCTCGCATCCAATGGCGTCGTCAAAGTGCCGGGCTATGAGCAGCTGGTGCGCTTTGGCTACACCAAGAACCGGGGCGTGTACCGCCTGCACGTCGATGCAACCGGCGAGTGGGAAGGGCTGGCTATCCGCTGCTTCTGGCACCTGCCGGGCGGCGGGGCACCGGCGTCCTCCCTGGTGGTGGACGGCTATGTGGCCGTGCCCGCCAGCGTGACCGCACAGCCCGGGAGCGGGTGCGTCACCTTTGAGGGAAGCGACGGTACCAAGACCGTCACCAGCGCAGACCTGCGGTATCGCGTCAGCGCCAACAGCGGCACGGAGGACGGCAGCATGCCAGAACCGGACTCGCCTGCCTGGCAGCAGCTGGTGGGGGCCGTGCACACCGATGCCACCGCCGCAGAGCAGGCCAAGACCGATGCACAGACGGCAGCAGAGCAGGCCGGGGCATCTGCCAAAAAAGGCCGGACAGGCCCTTTCTGACACCATCACCGCCAAAGAGGACGCTCTGAAAGCCATCGGTGACAAGCAGACCACCGCCACGCAGGCTGTAGACATAGCCAGGGACAAGGCCCTCCAGCAGGTGGAAGCCTCTACAGAAGCCGCCCAGACCGCCGCCAGTGAAGCCGCCACCAGTGCAGGCGATGCAGACAGGAGCGCTCAGGAAGCTGCTGGCAGTCTGCAGGAACTCAAAGACGGCATCGCAAACGGAAACTTCAAAGGCGAGCCCGGCAATGACGGGAAATCCCCAGTTGTAACTGTAACCGACATCGAAAATGGCCATCGTGTCAGCATCACTGACAAAGACGGTACAAAAACAATTGATGTCTTAAATGGTCAAGCTGGCAAAGATGGTACACAAATTGATGATGCCACCGTGGGGCTCGACGCCTGGAGCAGCAAGCACATCATTGACATCCTCTGTCCGCCGCTGGAGGAGACCGGGAATCCTGTTGTGCTTTACCCTGTGGCGGGGAGTAAACTGGGCGTTAAGGCGAGCTGGGAGCCTGTACAGGAAGGGAGCGGTGACCCATCGCCTGATAATGCCCGCCCGATTAAGGGCAGGGACAGCGTGACGGTGACAAGGTGCGGGGGGAACTTGCTGCCCTTTGCACTGTGCGAGATGAGCTAGAGGAAAAACAGGATTCAGCGTCCCATATTGAGGCCATGCCAGAGCCGATGCTCCAGGCATACTCTACATCCGGGCCGCCTCAAAGCGAGTTTGTGGAAGCTGCAAGCGCCGCCCCTTTTGGCGCACTGATGGATATTCTGGACGAGCATATGAGCGCCATTAAGCTTGTGTATCCTAAGGAATATGAGCTTGTGATGCGAAAAATAAGGACAATTTGATTGCATCATTGCAATATTTTTGCAAATGTGATAGACTAACCAAAACTCAAGTTCAAACTTCATAAGCTAACAATGAGCAAACAAATCTAATCATTATAACGATATACCGCAAAATATATTTGATTTGTAATCAGTGGGTTGCAGGTTCAACTCCTGTCATCAGCTCCAAAAATAAACGCACGAACGATAAAAATAAATCGTCCGTGCGTTTTTCTTTTTGCTTGAAACGCCTTAAAATATCCTGAATGAACGTGATAATCTAACAAACGATCTAACAAATCAGTACTTCATCTTTTGCATTTCCTGCAACAAATAGGCTGGATCGTTGTGGGACACGTACTTGTTGGCCGTGGTGGAGAAATTTTTGTGCCCGAGAATTGCCTGCACGGCGGTCTTTTCCAGGCCGCACTCCACCATCTTACTGCTGGCCGTGTGGCGCAGCGTATGCGGATGCACCCCCTCTATGTGGCACTCCTGCATCAAGGCCCGAAACTTTGTAGCCACGTTGCGCTTGTCCAGCTTTGTGCCGGCCTTGGATGGAATCAGCCACTCACAGCCGCTATCAAGCATCCAAAAGGCAATGATCTTGTAAATGGGCTCAAGGATGGGGATGATACGGTTCTTGCCTGCTTCTGTCTTTTCACCGCCCTGCATGTACCGCTCTTTCAGGTGCACATCCTCGCAGCGCATGGAAAGCAGCTCGTCAATGCGCATACCGGTATAAAGCAGAACCATTGCGATTTGCGCCGTCTGCCCAAACTTCGGGTCATTCTGTCGGCTGCTGATCTGCTCGATCTCTTGGGCAGTCAGGGTGCGTTCTTCCTTGCCTGTAGCCGCCGGGAGCTGCAGCAGCATGGCGTAATTTTTGTTTATGATGTCCTGCGCCATTGCCCACTCGCAGATCTGGCTGAAAAGCGTGCGCTGCTTTTCGCAGGAGCTGCGGGAAAGTCCCTTTTCCACCATTGCGTCAATGACCTGTTGATAATCTGCAGCTTTCAAGTCCCGCAATTGTCGGTCGTATAGCGGCGCAGCCTTTGCATAGGCCAGCTCGTACCCCTTTTGCATGTCCGTGCTGAGCTTGTCAAATTTGGGCTGCGCTTTCCATTGGACATAGGCATCCGCAAAGGTGCACTTCAGACGCGCTGCTGGCGTGTTCTGAGCGTTGTAAGCGTCCAACGCTTGTACGGCTTCGCCTGCTGTTTCAAACGTCCCAAGAACGTCCCTTTGGGCTGTAAGCGCCACATACGGTCTTGCCCGCGCTCCACTCAGTTTATACACGCTGCCGCTGCCCTTGGGACGGCGGCGCTTTTTCCTTTGTTGCGGGGCGGCTTCCGGCTGCTTCTTCCCGCACCACGGACAAAAAGAAGCACCATCCGGGATCTCCTTCCGGCAGCATGGTCTCACGCATTTCATGGCTTACTCCTTTTTCTACCCGATATATCCGAAGGCACCATTTTCGGCAGCGGCCCTTCCGGCCCTGTAGTTGATCTTCAGGTCGTCAATGGGAGGATGCGGAGCGTCTGGGCATGGGTCAAGGCCCGCGATCTGCGCATAGGTATACTGGTCTATGATGGTCCCGCATACGCTGACCCGGTTATTGAGCGGGCAGTGGAGGTTTGCCGCCATCTCCGATATGACAGCAGGCGGACTGCTGCCGTGCAGACCCTTCAGAATAAAAAGCAGCAGCCTTTTCGTCAGCGACGGCAGATTTACCACGAGACGGCGCAACTCTGCGTTTAGCTCATCGTCGGCCTTGCCGTCATCCGACACTTTGTACAGATCCGGGTGGAGTATCTCCATGAAAATCGCGATGGGTGACACCCCGCACGCCGTGCACCAGTCCATGATCTCGTCACTGTCCGGGCTGGTGCATCCTTTTTCCCAGCTCTGCACGGTGCGCTCTCCTTTTTCGATGCGCCTTGCGATCTCCGCTTGGCTCAGGCCAGCAGACACCCGTGCTTTTGCAAGTGCTTTCCCGATTTGGCTCGCCGTAAAATAACTCATACTTTCACCCCCATAAAACCAGTGTGTTTTTAACAAAAAATGGCGCAGAAAAAGTCTGCGCCATTCGACAAATTTTATCCGTATTTTGTTTTCCAACGGCGCATGGTAAAATCTGGATTATAAATCGTAGATGTGCACAAAAGAAAGGAGAAAACAAAATGGATTTTGAGCAAAGAAACGGCAAAGAAGCTGAAATGACCATCATCGACGGAATGCCCGCCAGCATCCTGACCGGAACCGACCACACCCCTGCACCCTGGGAGGAATGAGTTATGAAAAAGCTGTCACACTTTCGCACACATGCCCGTTCCCTGCTGGCCTGCTATTTGGATATGACCCCGGAGCAGCAGCGCCTTGCTCGCGCTTACATTCAAGATAGGGCCCTGCCGGAGGTGCAAGCCCTTCGTAACGCCGCCGGTGAGCCAGGCGGGGCTGTAGCCGCTGACCTGTTGCAAAATTTGCAACAGCCTTGCAACCGCGAATAAGCTGAAATGTCAGCGCAAATCCACAATATGGTTGTGAACAAGTTTACAGGCCAAGCAGCTGAGATTTCTTTGTGTTGTACTCCGCTTCCGTAATGGCCCCCATATCCAGTAGCCGCTTAAACTTCAAAAGCTCATCAGCGGCGCTGGGGGCAGCCGGAGCGCTGCCCCGAGGATGTTCTGGAGAGCCTTTGCAACTCTTGAGAAACGCGGTCATTCCGCCTGGATAAACCGTTGTCGGCAGACTGGTTTCTCCAAGAGGGAGCGTAAAACGGATGGAAACGTTTTCTTTGCTGCGGCTGCCTTTGCGGGTCTCTGTTTTGGCGGTAGCAGCGCCCACGATCGCACCCACAGGACCGGCAACGGCTGCACCGATCACGGCCCGGCCAATGCCGCCTTTAGTTTCTGTCACCGTCAGATCGTCTGGCGCGTCCGATTCGTAACCGGCGACTTCATCAAAGCTGTAGATCATGCGAGGGCCTTTATCACCGCCGCGATGCCCAAAGCAAAACAGTCGGTTTGACTTGTCGATGGACACAAAAAGCGCATCTCCATCATAGATGGAATCGGTCTCCTTGAACGCCTTGCGGCGGCCTTCCAACGTAGCCCAGTAATCAGCAAGGGCGGCTGTCGGTTGCTTTGCTGCTCGGATGCCCAATTTTGAAAAGAAAAAGTTGCTGCAGCTGGCGCAAATCAAGCCGTCAGCGCTTTTCTCACGGTTCAGAAGGCCCAGCTTGCCGCCGCAGACAGGACAGGCATTTGCCATAATAAGCACCTCACATAAACAAAAATAGGCAGCCAACTAGCTGCCGAAAAGCTAAATTATCAAGGAAAATGCCAAAGGAGGAAAATAAAGTGCAAGAAAATAGCACAAAATTGATGAAAGAAACCACAGAATGTGTTATACTTGAGAAAATCAAGATTGCACTTTCCCTTGGCATCGACGTGGATAAACTCTTAAAGGAGGCAACGCAAAATGTCGAATAATGTGCTTCTTTTCATCATCGCCGTGTTTGTTATCGCAATGTTTGCGATTCTCGCTTACGAGTTCCTTAATCTCAATGACTTTGCACTTTTTCGGTCTAATCCCAAACAGGAGCCGGAGCAAAAGTGCGTCGGCATCCCTTTAGAGTACCTTAAAACAGAAGTTACTTATAAAGGCGTTACCCTTGCAGACCTTATGGAGCTGTGCCCTGATACGCATTTCCATATCAAAGACGGTCTTGGCGGATACCTTTCCATTACACTAGGCAGCAAAGAAGCAAGAGCACCGTGCAAATACAGATCTGTATACGTTACCAGCCTCGACCCTTGCTCCTATGAGCTGGAAGTTTCAGACTCTTCGCTCCTTTGAGTCACCAAAAGCGTCAATAACGTACTCACAACAGCAGAGATCACCGCAATGGCAGCGCTTTGAAAGAACTGCCTGCGGCTGATCCTCTGCTTTCTTTGTTGGTCAACAAAATAAGTTTTTCCTTTATCCGTCAGCCTAACAACAGCGGGATTGTTTTCTCCTATGCGAACGCTTGGTTCAATACCTTCTACTTTTACATATCCATCAGCACGAAGAATCGACAAAACCGAGTCAACATTTTCTTCTCCTACGACCCGATTTAAGTACGCCTTTCCTAAATAACCATTACGATTTTTACTTTCATAATAATCATAAATGGCTTTGATGGCCTTTTCTTCCTGTTTTAGATTAGCCATTCCCGTCACCATCCGGCATATTCAAAACGGCATCAATCGTAGTGTTCAGCATATCCAAAAATGCCGCCTGCTGTTCAGGCGAAAGCTTTTTCATCTTATTAAGAGTGGCCTGCGCCTTTGCATTCAGCCCGTTCTCCATCTGGGGAGCGGGCTTTTCTTTTTGCTCTGGATCTTGCCCCATGAGCTCTTCAATAGAAATTTGTAGAAAATCAGACACAAGCAGTAGCTTATCTTTCGGCGGATAGCGCTTTCCATTAGCCCATTTTCCTACTGTTCCGTTGGCAAATTTCAAATCTTTCTCCATTTTTGTAATGGAGCTTCCTTGATTTTTACACGATACACGGATAAATTCCACCAGTTCAGGCAAAGAGCGCATAAAAAAATCCTCCAATAGCCTAATTTTCTATTGACAGCTAGAAAATTAGGCTATATAATAGAGAGCGTAAGGAGCAAACAAAACCAAAGCCCCTAACAACATTATGTCGGGCAGACGCTAGATTTTATTCACTTTGTACCTCGCAACTACATAGTAGCATATTTTCTAGTGATTTTCAAGCCCGGAAAGGAGAATTGCTAGTGAATGTATCAAAAATTGACCAGTTTTGCAAGTTGCACGGGCTGAGCCGCACCGATCTGGAGGCGGCGGCAGGCCTGAGCAACGGCGCAATCGGAAAGTGGGAGCACTCGATTTACGGGCCCAGCCTTTCACAGCTGCTCAAGCTCGCAAAGTATTTCAAGGTCACACTGAACGAGATTGTGGTCTACGATGAGGAAGAAGGAAAGACTGAATGACGGACATTATCTTATCCACCCAGAACGGTGAGCCGGTTGCATCCAGCCGCCAGATTGCCGAGAACTTCGGCAAGGAACACAAAACGGTTTTGCGTTCTATCGAAGAACTGGCGGCACAAAATTGCGCCGCCAAATCCATGTTCTACGAGACAACATTTGAGAACCGCGGCAAACAGTACCCCATGTACCTGATGAACCGGGACGGCTTTACTTTGCTGGCCATGGGCTTTACCGGCAAGGCAGCGCTGGAATGAAAGTTGAAGTACATCCAAGCCTTTAACGAGATGGAAAAGAAGCTGGCACAGCGCCCGCAGCTTTCCCGCTCTGAGCTGATGGCGCAGGCCTTGATTGCCGCCCACGACGAACTGGATCACAAGGACAGGCAGATTGCAGAGCTGACCCCGAAGGGCATCTTTGCGGATGCCGTGAGCGCCAGCAAGAAGAGCATCCTTGTGGGTGAGCTGGCAAAGCTGCTGTGTCAGAGCGGCGTGCAGATCGGGCAGAATCGGCTGTTCAGCTGGATGCGGGAGCGCGGCTACCTGATCCGTGACCCCAAGCGCAGCGACTACAACATGCCCACCCAGCGGGCCGTGGAGCAGGGCCTGTTCGAGATCAAGGAGACCACCGTGGTGCACTCCGATGGACACACCAGCATCAACAAGACACCCAAAGTGACCGGCAAAGGTCAGATCTACTTTGTGAACCAGTTTGTGAAGCGGTAAAGCCACGGCGTGGCGTAAGCAATATATTTTGGAGGTTACTATTATGAAAAAACTGCATGTGAAAGCTACGTTTATTGAGCCGGTGCTGGGCACATGGCCCGCAAACCCCAATGTTGCCCGGGAATTCATCGCCAGCAAGTCGCCGGATGCTGCAAGCATCGAGGATGAAGTGGCGGCTCTTGGCCCTGATGCGGTAGCCGACAAGGGCATGACCGTTTTCCCGCGTGACCCGGACGGCAATCCGATTTTTTACGATTACCAGATCAAAGGCATGTTTAAGGATGCCTGCGGTATGCTTTCCCGCATCGGCGGAAAGGGCCGCTTTACCTACATCGCTTATGAGGTGAAGGCCTGAGAGCAAGGGCATGGTATTGACGGCCCTGATTCGCGGAGGCAGTGCTATGCACGGCTTGGCAACGGCAAGGCTGAGTTCGATTGGCCGTGCGATGCTTGGCAAAGGCAAGGCACGGCGGTGCAAAGCAAAGGCTATGAGGCGAACTGCTGTGCAGTGGCACTGAGAAGCACGGACAGGCAAGGCAAAGGAATGGCAGAGAAAAGCGCTGATGTGATTTTCGAAGGAAAAGCGGTGCACCGTAACGTTTCGCTGCGGCAAGGTTTTGCTTCGGATGCATTGGCATGGAAGAGAGAAGAAGTGCCGAGAATTGCGCAGCGATGGCATGGCAAGGCGCGGTCAGGCGTTGCGTTGCGATGGCACAGCAAAGAGAAGACATTTTATTAAACATTTTATTAAAAGGAGTGAACGAGCATGAAAAAGCTATTGTTGGCGTAGCGTCCGTATTGGCAAGCGCTTTGCTGATGGCCGGATGCAATAAGCAGGTTATTGATCTGACCTATGAATACAGCTGGGCGCAGATGAAAATGCCCGACGGAACGATTGTCGAGGGCAATGTCGAAAGCTGGTGCGACTATGAAGGCGACCAGCTTCAGGTTGTGATTGACGGTGTGACCTATCTGGTTCATTCGTCCAACATTGTTACGCGTCATTGATGCAAGGAGGATCTTTATGAAAACCACGATGCGCGATAAGGTTTGCCAGCTGATTGGCAAGTATCAGTATCTCGAAGACTATTACAAAACGAAAGCGGCCATCAACGCACAAAAGAGCTTCTTAGACGGCGGCTTTATCATTCGGATTGCAGAGCCTGCGCAGGCGGATATGTGCGGCCAGTTCTTGGCCGACCTGAAGAAGCTGCTGGAAGAGGACGAAGCTGCCGCAGCCCAGGAATACCCACGCAAGACCGCCCCGGCTGGCAAGTGGTGCGCGGACTCAGCGGCACAGGCAGACGAGAGAGCCGCAAAGGAGGTGCGGGACAATGGGTGAAGCACTGACGATCATCATCGCGTTTGCCGCCCTTCTGGGCATCTCGTGGGGCGTTACCTGCGCCGCCGTGTGGGCCATCTGCGCATTGATGCACTGGACGTTCACCTGGGCCGCCGGAACGGCGGCGTGGATTGCGCTGCTTCTGATAGGCAGCTTTTGCAGCAGCTCTAAAAAGTAAGGTGCACAATGGAAGAAGAATGGGCACTGTAATGAGATACAGGGAGGAACATAACGCATGAGTGAGAAGATCATCGCATATAAGGCCATGGACAAAAACATGATGTGCCGTGGCAAGCAGTACGAGGTGGGCAAGACCTACCATGAGGACGAAGCTGATTGCTGCCGCGCCGGCATGCACGCCTGTGAGAACCCGCTGGACGTGCTGCACTACTACAAAGTATCGGATGGCGCACGTTTTTTCAAAGTCGAGTGTGGCGGTGACGTGGCCAAAGGTGGCGAAGATAGCAAGTTTGCTTGCACGGAGTTGACGGTGAAAGGTGAACTGAAGATCACTGATTTCGCCAAGATAGGCGTAGAAGCGGTAATGAAACGCATTGCGAAGAAAGCTGCCAATGCAAAAGAAAAGGCCTCTGGCGATTACTCCACGGGTGCGGCCTCTGGCAATTACTCCACGGGTGCGGCCTCTGGCTGGTACTCCACGGGTGCGGCCTCTGGCTGGTACTCCACGGGTGCGGCCTCTGGCTGGTACTCCACGGGTGCGGCCTCTG